TTATTGATAGAACTCGACCTCAGTAATAATCACTTTTTGCTTCCCTTTTCCAGTCTTGCTTTTGTCTGGTCTGATCGGTTGTTGTTCTTTGATAGTGTAGCGAATAGTTCGTATGAACTTCGATATGAATTCTTTCTGTTTTTCTGATTCTAAACTATTAAAGGTTTGGTGGAACATAAACACAATTTCTTTTAAATATTTTGTATCTATTTTTACAGGATCTTTGCAATTCTCTAATTGCTGTTTGCATTCATTATAAGTTTCACGAGTTTCAACCATTAATTTTTCAAATTCATCGTCACTCATTAAATCTGATGCCCAAGCTTTTTGATACTTTTCTCGTTTTCGTGCGATTTGTTGCAGTTGACTTTCCAGTATTTCACGTTCGTTTTTTTCAGAACTAACTTCATCTTCCTCAGTCTGAAATTCCACAGTTGACATATATTCATTTAGCGCTTTAAGAAATCGAGCTTCACCAATAGCGAAGTTATATTTATTTTGCTTCGCACAAGGTTGGCATCTATACAGGGCCCCATAATACTCTGTTCCATCTTTTCGTTTTTTAATAAAGCGGTTAACTGATAAGGTCTGATCGCATACAGGGCAACGCAATACACCTTGAAATATATAGGTGCCTTTTACATCTCTTCGATGGTGTATAGACCTATCCGATAGTATCTGTTGTAATCGATTAAAACGTTCTTTGCTAATGATACCTTCATGTGTATTTTCAGCGATTTTATCGTTCCATCTTGTCGCACCATAGAGTACCGGATTTCTTAATAGTCGTAGAACGCCATTTGGACTCCAATTTCTGTCGTTGTTTGTTAAATTAAGGTAGTTAACAATTCGATTTACAGACCAACCATTTTCTACTCTTTCAACCATATCTAATAAAATGGTTGATTTTTCGTTTTTAACGAGTTTTTCATCATCTGACAAATCGAACCCATAAGGAATAGCGCCAACACGTTCACCTTCAACCAATACTTTATGTTCTAAATTTAATTTGATACGTTCCGACATATTCTCGGTTTCCCACTGTGCCAATAAAGATACAATACCCATCGACATACGACCATTCGCTGTTGTTGTATCGTACGTTTCAGTCGCTGATTTAAAAGCACATCCGTGTTCTTGCAAGAAATTCAGCAATTTATGTAGATCAATAACAGAACGAGTCAATCTATCCAAACGATACACCAACAATATATTTATTTTGCCTTTTTCGATATGTTCCATCAACAACTTAAGTTTAGGGCGATTGGTATTCTTACCAGAAATACCTTCTTCTATATAAAAACGATAGTCATCCCATCCTTGTATTTCACAATAAGAAGCGAGCTTTTTTTTCTGCGATTCAATAGAATGTCCTTCAGAAGCTTGTTCTTGTGTACTTACACGAATATAAATTCCTACAGCCATAGTTTATTCCTCCTTAAATAAAACGCTCCATTTCTTTAGGTATTCCATAATACTGTAATAGTTCTTGTTTTGTTTGAATGTAATAATCATGATGACTTCCATCGATAAGAAATTTTGTTGCAAAATAATTCGCTTCAGCCTCTATACGAATTTCAGAACAAAGAGACACCAAAGACAGCTTGGGTGTATTCTCATCTGGATGGAAGATAGCGTGTCCTAATTCATGAAAACAAGTAAAAACTTGATTTTGATACGAAAGTCGTTCGTTAATATGTATGATAGGGATGCGAGATACTTTGTGATAGTATCCAAAAATATCCCCTAAATTTTCGGTAATAACAACAATCCCTTTTTCTTCAGCGATAAGAAATGGATCTCTGGTGTTGTATCGTCTAAGTAGTTCGTCTATTTTTAAGTCAATTTGCTGTTTCGAAACCATAAGATCCACTCCAATCATTCTTCATCTCTATATTTTTTAGGTGTAAATTTCTTTTTAGCCATTTGTTTTCCTAATCTTAGAGCATTTTCTAATGAGATGATTAATAATTGTTTTGTTTCCTCAGACATCGGCTCGGATCCTTTAGAGAATGCAAGAGCATCGGCATTTCCCATATCTTCTATTAATTCCTCTAATTTCTTTTGGATATCTTTTTCATCTTTTTCAGTAAGTTCCCAGTATTTCTTTTTTGTTCTTCCTAATAAGTAATCAGTTGAAACGTTAAAGTAATCAGCTACTTTTTGCAGGGTGTCCGATGATGGGGTTTGTTTTTTCCATCTATATAGACTATTTTTCCCCATACCCAAGGTTCTTTCTAATTCAGAAATCGATATTTTTTGTTCTTCAGCTAATTTTTTAACTATATCAAAAGTAGTCATAGCAACCATCCTTACGCCTATGAACAAAAATCTATCGAAAAAAATAGATTAAAGTGTTGACATCTATCTTATACGATAGTAAACTGTGTTCATAAGCTAGTTATTTAGCTACAAAAACACCACAAAGAAAGCCAGTGAAAGTCACGTTCCCCAACGTTAACAAGGCTATTAATGTAGGTTTATTTAGCTATGTCTATATTCTATCTTTCTCGATAGAATTAGTCAATAGAAAGCTAAAAAATTAGCTAAAAAATAAAAAAGGAGTTATCAACATGGATAAAACATTCGGTAAAAAAGTGAAAATGTGGCTATTTGTAAATGATATGAAACAAGCAGAATTAGCCAAAATGCTAAACATCTCAGGTCCATATCTATCAGATATTCTGTTAGGTAAGCGAGACGGTAAGAAAGTGAAAGAAAAAATTAATCGAATTTTAGAAAGCGAGGAAATTGCACAATGACAGACCAATTAACAGTAGCAAACGAACTACATATTTTAGGTAAACAACATATCGCAGGATATGAATTCACTGGAATCGAGGGTGGTTTTGGTAAAGGTAAGAAATCGATGTTGGTTAAAGAGATTGCTGTAATTCACGGTAAACAAGTATGGCATATTAACGAAGCTATCAATAAGAATCGTAATCGTTTTAAAGATGGTGTCGATATCATTGATTTATTAGGTATCGGTTTGGTCGATACCGAAATCAAAGAGTATGGATTTTCACAACAAGCTATCAATTCTTATAGAGGTAAGAAAGCAAAAGGGGAAACAGCAGGAATCTACCTCTTATCTGAACGAGGATACGCAAAACTATTAAAAATCCTCGAAGATGATACAGCGTGGGAGTTATACGATCAATTTGTAGACGGATATTTCAATATGAGAGAACAACAAATCCCTACTGACCCGTTCAAACAAATTGAGCTTATTGCAGCAGGAACAAGTAATTTAAATAAACGCGTGACAAACTTAGAGCAAGTTATCGAGGAACAATTAACCATCGATTACGGTCAACAACGAGTGCTTGAAAAGGCAAAAGGAAGACGTATCTATTTCTTATGGAACAACGGTCATATTGATAAAGAAGTTCATAACACTACACGTAAGTTATTTGGTTTGCTAGGTAAAAACTTAAAAGACGCATTCGATGTGAATAGTTATCGAGACATTTTAAAGAAAGATTTCGAGGAAGCTATGAAGTTTATCGAAGGCTGGAGACCGATGGTTTAGAAGGAGAAGAAAAATGGGAGGCAACAACATGCAAGAACAAAATTATCTAGTAATCAATAAAACTACATTCGGAACGTCTGTTTACGAATGCGAAACACAAGAAGAAGTGAAAGAAATCGTATCTCAACTAATCGAAAAAGGGGTACATCCAGCGTCTATTCGCGTTACGAAAGAAATACCAGTTGATATTACAGTCAAGGTGGATGTGGAATTTCAAGTATAAGCAACAAACGATTTGAAGGAGGAAGAATATGAAGGAGATCGTAGTCAAACCACCGCAAATTCCAGAAAGAACGAAGCGTGAAATGTCGCTTTGGTTCCAAAGAAACTGTCCAGAGTTCTTTGCTAGAAAATGCGAGGAGATACGGAAAAGAAAGGAGGTTGAGGAAAAGTGATGTACTTAAATATCAACTATCAGAATGCAACATTCGCTGATTATGCTAGATTACTTCGTATGCTTCATTTTGCAAACAATGAGGATAAATGCCGCATTAAGGTAAGAATGTATATCTTGGACAAGATCATCAAAAAGGGTGAGAAGGTTGGCTAAAACAGAAGAAATGTTGCTCGTTGAGAAAATGAATCAAGCTGTAAACAATCAGTGGAAAGCGATGCTAAACAACGATCGACAGGGTTTTAAATATTTTGCGAAAGAGCATTTATATCTAAGTAAGAAGTTAGAGGTACTCAAATTAGAGAAAGAATTAACGGAAGATTTAAATAACTATCTTAACGAAAAAAAGACCCCTGTTGCAGCAGGAGTCAAACGAAAATAAAAAAAGTCGAAGTCAGTATATCACATAACAGGAGGATTGGCTACATGAGTAAACCGTATGACGTAATTGCAAGAACAACTGATTTAACTCGTGAAGAGTGGTTAGAGATACGTCGTCAAGGCATTGGTGGTAGTGATTTAGCAGCGGTATTAAATCTCAGTGATTGGAATTCGCCGATGTCACTATATTTAGATAAAATCGGTGAATTAAAAGAAAAACCACAATCAGAGTATGCGTATTGGGGTAATGTCCTTGAGGATATTGTGGCCCGTGAATTTACGAAACGTACAGGTTTGAAGGTGCGACGCAAAAACGAAATGTTACGTAGCAAAAAGTATCCATTTATGATGGCCAATATTGATAGAGAATTAATCGGGCGAAAAGAGGGGCTAGAATGCAAGACTACTAGCGAATATAAACGGGGTGAATGGAAAGGTGATAATATTCCGACTCAATACATCCTACAATGTCAACATTATATGGCTGTTACAGGATATAAAAGATGGCATATCGCTGTATTAATCGGCGGTAATAAATTCGAATTCAAAACAATTGAACGTGATGAAGACATTATAAAAATGGCTATCAAAAAGTGCGATGTATTTTGGAATAACTTTGTAGCTAAACGTATCCCCCCAGCAGTCGATGGCTTAAAACCAACCACCGATAGTTTGAAAGAAATTTACGAAAAATCTATTGAAGGCGACCATATTATATTACCTTCACATTCTCTTACTTATGCTGAAGATTTCGAGACAGCAGGTGAACAACTTAAATATTGGAAAGAGCGGCAAGATAAAGCTAAAAACGATCTGATTAATATTTTGAAATGCAGTGAAAAAGGTGTACATGAACGTTTTGAGGTTACATACAAAACAAACGCTCGTGGATCAAGAACATTCAAATTAAAAATGAAAGAGGTAGCGAAATGAAATCACGTCGTAAAAAGCAGTTAGCACGTTTACAAAAGAAACAGGAAATCACATTACAGTAGGCTTGGGATAGAGTTTGTGAGGAGTTGGATAATCATTCTAAAGTATGTTGGTTTGTACAAAAACATGTAGATGGTAATTTTGATGCTGGTTGGAACTTAAATGACGCTTCTGAACATGTATTAGTAAAACAATTTGGAGGTAAAAACTAATGGCGACTAACGAAACTTTAAAACAACAAATGGCAGCACAACAAACAACAGGAGTATCAACTGAAACGAATCTTAATAAGCAATTGAAACTTATGTTTAAAGATAGCTTTAAAACTATCGAATCGGTATTACCGAAACATATGACACCAGAGCGATTAATTCGAGTTGGCCTTAATGCAACTACACGTAACCCAGCGTTATTAGAATGTGCACCAGAAACAATCGTTGGTGCAGTTGTGAACTGTGGTTCATTAGGATTGGAACCGAACTTATTAGGTCATGCATACATCGTTCCTTTCTATAACAACAAAACAAAACGTAAAGAAGCACAATTCCAATTAGGTTATAAAGGCATCATGGAACTTGTAAGACGCAGCGGCGAGGTCAAAGCAATCTATGCTCATGAAGTTTATGAAGGTGATGAATTCGAATATGAGTATGGATTAGAAAAGAATATCGTCCACAAGCCATGTGGCGAAGAAGACCAAAATAAAATCACTCATTTTTACGCAGTATATAAGCTGAAGGATGGTTCTTATGACTTCGTTGTCATGAGTCGTAAACAAGTAGAAGGCCATCGTGATAGATTCACGAAATCGCAAAAGAATGGCGCGGTGTTTGGCCCTTGGAAAGATCACTTTGTTGAAATGGCAAAGAAAACAGTCATTATTAAACTCCTAAAAACAGCACCATTATCTATTGAACGAGAAGAATCGCGACAAGTAATCGAAGCGGCTAATCAAGACAATGGGATTATGAAAGTGAAAGAAAATAACACAGGTGTAGAAGCTGATGCAGGATTCATTGATGTTGAATATGCTGAGGTGTCAGAGGAATGAAAACGATAATTCGTGATGGCTCTATACCATTAGCATTAAACAAGAGTTCGCGCACTCGGTATTTACGTGATAGAAGGTTATCAGAATTAATCAAGCGTTGCCGTCGTTTAGAGAAAGAGGGTTTTGATTACCTCTTTCCTATTCGAAAGGTACTGGAAACAGTGAGACATGAAAAGGACGAAAATCCACACTTGTTCAAAGGATGTTTCGTCTTAGATCGTGACCGTGGTTTTTATTATGAAGTGGTTATGAAGAAGGTGAAATGAATGGGTATATACAGGGTTGTTAAAGATAGTAACTATACCACTATTAATAATACAGGTTTAAAAGATGAACGGTTGTCTTGGAAGGCAAAAGGCATTCTAGCGTATATCCTCTCTCTTCCTGATGATTGGGTGTTTTATAGAGAAGAGTTAGCTACACATGCGAAAGATGGTTTAGATAGTTTGAGAGCTGGGATGAATGAGTTAAAAGAGCATGGATACCTTCATAGATTCCCTGTTAAAGACGATAAAAACAAAATCGTTAAGTGGGAAACAGTTATATATGAAATCCCGAAAAAAGAGCCAGTGGCGGAAATTCCACTGGTGGAAAAGCCACTGGTGGAAAAGCCACCGGTGGAAAATCCCGAGCTACTAAATACTAAAGAACCAAATACTAAAGAACTAAATACTGATATTAATAAATATATTGTCGAGATAGTAGACTATCTCAACGATAGACTAAGTGAATTGTTCAAAAGAAAGGTTTCGTATAAATCTACAACAGCAGACACAAGAAAAAGAATTAAAGCTCGGTTAAACGATGGTTATACAGTAGATGATTTTAAATGTGTTATTGACAGTCGAATTCAAAAATGGAAAGGGACTAAGTATACGGAATACTTAAGACCATCAACTTTATTCGGAACTAAATTCGAAAGTTACTTGCAACAAGGGAGGGTAGGTAATAATTATGGTCCTAACAAAGGTAACAGATATAGTTCAATCTCTTTCGAAGAAAATGAACTTCCTTTCTAACATATGTATGACTTGTAAAACAGAACGTAAACGCACCGTAAGACTTATGGAAATACAGGGTAAAGTTGTTTGTCCTGTATGTGAGCTAGAAAAAGATAATCGAAAATTAGAACAAGAAATGAATGTGTTTCGTAACGAGCAGGAACAAAAACGACGTAAAAGTGTGTTCTATGACAAGAGCTTGATCAAGGATGAAACGATTAAGCTTGCTAGATTTTCGACATTTAGAGTTGAGTGTGAAGAAGATGAACGAAATTACGCTTTAGCGAAACAAGCTCTTACAGACTATTTAAATGGTATAAGTTTCAATTTAATTTTAGTCGGTAAGGTTGGTGCAGGAAAAAGCCATCTCGCTTATTCAATTGCTTATGAGATGAATGAGAATGGAACAGGAACGGTTTTGTACGTCTCTGTATACGAACTATTCGACGCTATACGTTCTACGTTTAATGGTAAATCCGAGGAGTCTGAACACAGTATTATCGAATTTCTTACAAGTGTAGGCTTATTGGTTATAGATGATTTGGGCGCGGAATTAGGTGACATGGATGCAGATGATTTAAAAGCGACAGCATTTGTAAATAGAGTGTTATCTAAAGTTTTTGATGGACGACAGGGCAAACAAACTATTATTACAACAAATTTAACAGGGAAGGCAATCACAAGGTCATACGACGGGCGGATTGTATCTCGAATGTTCAACGACTATAGATATATAGAATTTAAGGAAACGAAAGATAAGCGTATAAGAGAGTTACCCTTTTAAAGAATAAAAAAACGGAGGAATTAATTATGAAAGCGAATCAAGACATTAGAACAGCTATTACGGAAGCTGGAGTTAAGTATTGGCAAGTGGGGGAAATGGTTGGAGTATCTCCAAATACATTTACAGTTTGGTTAAGAAAAGAGTTACCAAGAGAGAAGAAAGAACTAATTTTTCAAGCTATTGAAAAAGCGAAAAAGGAATTTTTATAAAAATGTCTATCACTGTAATGCGTCCAGATGTCCATATAACGAGCGTAAGTAGTTGGGGGATGGTATTTGTATCGTCTCCTTCTCAAAACGCTCATACACGTGAAGAATACGTTGAAACGACAGGGAAATGGATTGAGGAACAGTTAAAGAAACATGAAAAACAAGTTATCGATATAGATAAACAAAAGGAAGTGTACTTGCAATGCGAGATAAGTTAGAAAAGCTCATTGAGGAATTGAAGTTAAGTCAATCACTTCTCGGTAGTAGGGCGTTGAATCTATTAGATGATGGTGATCTAGAGAAATACGGCTATTACAACGGGCAACGCGTTGTTTGTGAACATATGCAAAAGGAATTAGAACAAATTTTGGAGGGTGAAGAGAATGAGAAAATTTAAAAAAGGTGACAGAGTTTATTTTATGAGTTACGGCGAGAAAAGAGTTGGTACGTTCGACCATCAAGATGGTTGGAAAGGTTGGTGCTTATTTGACGGGAACGATGTGTTAACTTTTGCAGCGATTGAAGATTTACGTTTATTAGAGGAGGAAACTATGAAAACATACACAGGTTTTGAAGCGATTGAACGGATGAAAACACATTGGATTACAACGCAAGAAAAAGGTTGTGCTTGGAAAATTAAAGAGGACGAGATTTGGATGAGAGCGGGCGATAATGAAGGGACAGTTAATGAGTCAATTAATTTCTTTTTCAAAAATGAGTTTATTGACTATGTAGAACCTCTTAAGTTCGAAGAGGGTGAAATGTACGTATTTGAATCGCATGATAACGAAAAATGGTATGCGGTGCATAAAGAAGTAGATGGCAATCAATATTGGCCGAGCTTGGCTGTTATAGTAGCGAAAAATTTCGTGTTCGATGGAGACGGATATTTTACTAAGCATGATGGTACATTCCGCAAGCCAACAGATGAAGAATTAGAAGAGTTTGAACGCTTCATGGTATTTCACAAGAAAGGTCGTGAAATGGACGAGTTCGAGTTAGGAGACATTGTTGAACGTGAGGACGCTTTATATATAGTGGTTGTTCAAACAGAAGATAATAAGTTCGAACACGTTATCGGTTGTGTGGAAATCAATGATGATGACGCTCCAGTCAAGTATTTTCCAACTAATGATGTAGAATTACGCTTCTGTATGGAGGACGCAGTAGGATGAGCGATACGAAGTGGATTGTGCTAGTTTGGATAATTACTATTGCAATGTGGTGGTTTGAATGAGGAAAGAGGATTTTATAGTCGTAGCGATAGCGTGGTTTTTCATCACGCTCGCTATGTATCTTTTGAAATTCGTATTAGGAGTGGATCTATGATGATTAAATTACACGAAATTACGGAAGTAGAGAAGAAACAAACTTTCGATATTACGGAACTATTCGAAATGCAGAAGGAACTAGACAAGCGCATTGGATATAAGGGTAACGATAAGGCAGATATGTTATTTCGAGCGCTATTAGTTGAGATCGGAGAAGCGTGGAATGAAACGCGGGCATTTAAGATGTGGAGTACGGGGTTTGGGGTTCCGAAAAGTGGACTCTTAGAAGAGTTAATCGATGGACTCCATTTTCTAATGAATATTGTGATTGAGTTAGATAAGTGTACATGGCGTCATGAATTGATTCACTCGTTTTGCATCCAATCTATCATGAAGAAGAATACAAAGAATGTAAATATGTTGTTTGAATGGTATATGCAAGACATTTTGACAGCAAAAAGAGCATGGTGTCAGTACAGCGATTTAACAACAACGATGGGGCATTTAAGAAGGGCATTCGGTATTTTCTTTCGTATTTGCTACTTGTATGGATTTACTTATGAGGACATTGTGCATTCGTATAAAGAAAAGAATGCGGAGAATTTTGAGAGACAAGATAACGGGTATTAAGACCAAATTTGAATTTTATATGAAATGAGGGATAAGAATGATTGAAAAACAAGAACAATTAGATTGGTTGCAAACTAAAAGAATACATTTAGAAAGATTAGAAAAAGATTATACGAAAAGAGGTTCGAGTTACGGAATCACATTAATTAGAAAAGAGATAAAAATAATTGATTCTATTTATGAGAAGTTGAAAGAAAACTAAACAAAATCTTTATTTGAATAAAGAGGGTGAGCATATGACCAATTATCAATCTTTTGTATTAGGGATGTTTGTGGCTTGGTTATGGACATTTTTATAACAAAAGCGTTATTGTATTACAATTTGAATTTTGTACAAAAAAAGGTGGATTGAGGATGGCTAAAACAGAGATTACTGTCGAGATGGAACGACAAATATATAGTGCAACTACTTGTAATCAAGGGGTATTTGGTTGTTTTGAAGTGACAATTGGTTGGTTCGGAAAAGAACGTGTGGACTACTTGACGTATGATACAAAGGGGATTTGGCGTTGCTATGAGATTAAAGTATCATTGTCCGATTTTAGAAGTAAAGCGCATAAAACCTTTGTGGGACATTTTAATTATTATGTAATGCCGGAAGAACTTTATGAAAAAGTTAAAGACGAGATACCTAAGCATATAGGTGTATATGTTGGTAAAACACTTATGAAACGGGCAAGAAAACAAAAACTCGCAGTAGATGAAGAGGTTTTGAAAGACTCTTTCATTCGTTCGCTTTACCGAGAGGCAGACAAAGTATTGCGTAGCAATAATCCATCTATTGTGGAGTCATTACAAAGGCAGTTGCGGAATGAACGGAAACAAAAAGAGGAATACCGAAGTAAATATCAAGAGGAAAGAAGAAAATATGAACCTCGAAGTAAACGGGTAATTCAGTAGACAGTTTTTTAACCAAAGCGTTATTTGAATAGAAAAGGGGCGTTAATGTGCAAGTAATAAATTTATATCAAAGTAATACGTTTGTTGGCGTTATAAACCAAGTTGCAACACCTTTGCAAGAAGGGGATATTGTTGAGGTGATAAATAAATATCACGATCCAACAACTGTTGGTGATTGGGTATATTCAGTCAGAATCATGAAGACAAGTAATAAAGAATTGGCAAAGCATAACTTGAACGGAATAAGGTTAGTCGCTTGTTATAAGGTGGACGTACTACCAAAGCCATAAACCAAACAAAATAGTTATTTTGGCAGGTGAATGAGATGGTGAAATGTGAGTATTGTATTGGAAATTCATATAAACGAAAGCCGCTAATGCAAAATGGTAAAGGCGATTATTATGTCACTATAAACAGTTGTAATTATTTAGAAGATAGTGAAGTCGGAGACCGAAATGAAAAATTCTCTTTATTCGGGGAAAGAATAAATTTCTGTCCTATGTGTGGCAGAGAATTAAAAGAAAACTAAACAAAATTCTTATTTGAGTAGAAAAGGAGAATAAATATGGGGAAACCGTGGTACAGACGAATTTACGCATTGTATAAAGGCGAGCGTTTCATTACAGAAGGGACAATAGCAGAAATTCATGCGGAAACTAATAAGTCAATAGATTTTTTGAGGTATATGACTTTCCCTATATATGAAAAACGCTGTGGAAATAGCACGAAACGACTTCGAATGGTCCTAATAGATGATTAATAAAAATTTCATTTTGGAGAAAAGGGGAATGGATATGAAATACTTTGAGTTTAATAAGCATGAATATTATGCGTTAATTGCGGTAAATGGCGATGTGGATAAAGCGATTGAAATATATGTAGAAAATGTCGCTGGTGATAGTGCGGAACAAGTTAAAGAAGAAGCTGTTCCAGTAGAGTTAACGCGTGAACAAGCGTTATCAACATATTTGGTTAGTCTTGCTAGACCTACCATAGACACTCCAATAAATAAATTACACGCGGAATTTTGTGATTGTGAGGATAGCGTTTTATTAATAGATGGATCACTTGCTTCTTAATAGAAAAGGGGTGCGGATATGAAATCAGTTAAGGAAATTGCTGATGAATACAATATGAACCGTGAAGAAACAGAATGGTTTAATAGGTTCATCAATATGGCAATGTGTTATATAAAACACTGTAGATTACAACAAATAAATAAAAGAGCAGCTAGCAAAAGCTAACTGCTCGGGTAATGGAATATGGTTCGAAATGGGTTATCAACAGTATTGACGGAATTTTGAGTTTTATACAGGGAGGTAGAGGGAAATGGAAGAATTACCAGATAAAATAATTGGTCTTGATCAAATTCGTATCAATCGTGGAATCGGAAAGATATGCAAGTGTGAAAATAGGAAGTTCGTACTTGATACGACGAATAAACGGGTAACTTGCCATAGTTGCGGTTCTGTCGTTGATCCGTATGACGCAATTGTAGATTTAGCGAATCAAAGGGAAGAATTTAATAGACAAGCAGAGCTACTTTTAGAACAGAAAAAGCAACTTGCAGCATATAAACCACATTTGAGAATTATTAAAAGTCTAGAGAAGAGCTATAGAGGACGTAAGATGTTGCCGTATTGTCCACGATGTAGCGAACCGTTTTATTTAGAAGAATTAACTCATTGGATGGGTATAAGTTATGCAAAAAGACGTATAGAAAAGTGGAAAGAGCAAAATCCAACAAAATAATCATTTTAAAGAAACGGAGAAAGCTAAATGGGGAAAAGTCAACGAGATAAAGGTGCAAGACGTGAAAGAGAGTTTGCTAGCTTGATAGGAGGGGAGCGTGTGCCGCTCTCTGGGGCTATGCAAGGTTATGCTAATGATGTGAAAGGGTTGGGTCTTGAATGGGAAGTAAAGGCTAGGAAAGACGGATTCAAGACGTTATACAATTGGCTAGAGGATGAACGAGAACAGCCCGACGCTTTAGCAATTAAGGCGGATAGAAAACCTTGGTTAGTAGTTATGCCGTTGGATACATTTTTGAAAATGGTGAGGGAGTGATAATATGCTTGATATTGAGTTGCCAGAGATTAATAAAGAGGAAACGAAAAAGAATGTACTAAAAGCCTTGAAGAAATACCGTTTGTTTCTATCAAGCATAACAGAGGAAATAATCGAACGTGTGAAGATCGGCGAAACAGATGGTATAAGCGAGAAAAATGTTAAGCGTGCTGAATTTATACTGGATGTAAGGAAAGGAGTGAGCAAGCTTAATCTTTACGATAAGCAATTGATTGAATTGGCTTATTTAGGGAGAGAGAAACATAGTTGGGTGAAGATGTGTAGAGTTTTAAATATGTCTCAACCAGATTACTATAGAAAAAGAAATAAAGCTTTATATGAGTTGGCTTATAAGCTAGGGATTGAAGTTGAGGAAAACCGCTAGAAATGGCGGTTTTTGCATTTTTAACAAAAAAACTTTCTAATATCTATTTACAAATGTTAATAGATATGATAAAAGTTCTTCAGATTATCTACTTCGTAGTCTCTATCGCTTGGATTGTGGCTCAATCTCATGATAAAGATAAAGATAAAGACGAAAAGAAAGATAACTGAAGAACCTCACAAGGGAAGCGAGTTACCCGCTCGCTTCTCAATAAAATTATAACACGTCTAGTTAATAAAATGAAAAAGAATACTAAAACGTTTATCTTTTCGTTAATATTAGCATGCTTTGCAGTTATTACAATTCGTCAAATGTGGCAGAATGTATTTACTGATATTTTGGCGGTAATCGTGTTAGTTGTAACAATTGTTTTTGTCGTTAAAGATATAAGAGGTGGTAAGTGGTGAAGTATCATTTAAATTCAAGGGAAGAAGTAGAGAACTTCATTCGAAATGAAGTTCTTACCACTCCAGAGGCTATGGAGATATTAGAGATATCTAGAGTACGTATGAGCGCAATGATTAAAGCGGGTAAACTAGTCCCTATTAAGAAACTTGGAAATGTTAGTTTGTTTTTGAGAAAGGACATCGCAGAGAAGAAAAAAGAGCTAGAAGTTTTGAGGGCTAAATATCGACCGTATGATGAATGAGCTACCTTTTAGGTGGCTTTCTTTTTGATAAAAAACAGATAAAAAGTTGATAAAAAATATTGCAAGCGTACTTGTATGATGTAAGTGTAATAAGTACCGCTGCGGAAACAGCGACGCTGACGATTTGAGATGTCCTTTAAATGCTTTGAATTGGGCGATTAATTATAGTTTACTCACGAATAAACGTAAGTTAGGGTCCAATCAACGAGGGAGAGGGTTATTCCTCTCTTTAAGCTTCTTATATCGCCTAAGTGCTTTAGGAGTATAAGCCTATTATAAGAATATAAGGAGTTTAAAGATGTGAATAACATCAAATAATACGAGAGCTACTTGTGAGTGAGTAGGTAAAGTATTTTCGCGAAATGCCATTCTTTTCACCTTGATGGAGCATATGTACTCAGCCAATGTATATGCGGAGGTCGGGGAATACAAGCAGTTCCCCTATCTCTTTGAGCCGAGAAATCCCGCCGAAACAACCACACGCATGCGTTTACTCCAAAAAACATTTCTCGGTTCGAAGAGGTATGGGCAGCCTCAAACCAACCTAATATCCGAAATATGAGTTACATCTTGTTCGTGTCTACAAGAAGCGGTTTTTCCGTTTCTTAAACTCTATAAAATTTGTAGGGTTTAAGAAGTGTGAAAGCACTTCAAGGACTGCGGGAACCTCCTTGAGAACGGGAAAAGAGCGATACAATATACGTGTTGCTCTTTTTTATTCCAATTAAATATGGTTAATAAGAAAAGGGGGCGGTGATATGTAATGAAACTAACTCCTAAACAACAAGCGTTTTGTGATTACTATATCGAAACAGGGAACGCTACTGAAGCGGCTAGAAAGGCTGGATACAAAGGCGGGAACTTAAATCGCATCGCAAGTGAAAACTTGTCAAAACTAGTCATTCAGCAGTACATAGAAGAACGAATGGCTGAAAAGGATGAGGAACGGGTAGCCTCGCAAGACGAAATCCTTGAGTTTTTGACAAAGGTCATGCGCGGGGAGATGACAGAGCAAGTCCCTGTCGGGCAAGGTGAAGGATACTTTGAATTACAAGACAAGGACACTTATGTGAAAGACCGTGTAAAGGCGGCGGAGCTTCTTGGAAAACGTTATATGATGTGGACTGAAAAGAAAGAAGTTGAGGTTACAGTGCCGACATTCGTTGATGATGTGCCGCTAGATGACGATGAATAAGGCTCCATTAAACGTACAGCCAAAAATTAATTTTAGAGAAGTCATTGGAAAGGGCTATAACCGCTTCTGGCACTGCAAAAACTTCTATCGAGTCTGTAAAGGCTCTCGTGGCTCCAAGAAATCGAAAACCACCGTAATAAACCTCACAAAAAGGCTCATGCAATATCCTTGGGCTAATATCCTCGTTGTTCGTCGATTCTCGAACACTCTCAAACAATCCTGTTATACCGATTTTAAATGGGCGATTAATCGCCTTAAAGTAAAACATCTGTTTAAGCTCAATGAATCTATGCCAGAGATAACGTATATACCGACTGGGCAAAAAATTTTATTTCGTGGTCTCGACGATCCGTTGAAAATTACATCTATTACAGTTGATGTAGGTATATTATGTTGGGCATGGTTTGAGGAAGCGTATGAGATTGAGGACCAACACAAATTTGAAACTGTTGTTGAGTCTATTCGCGGTTCGTGGGATTCGCCAGACTTCTTTAAACAGATTACTGTGACATTTAACCCATGGAGTGAGAATCATTGGCTAAAGTCTTACTTCTTCGATGAAGAAACACAAGCCTATGATACATTCGCAATTACTACTACTTATAAGTGTAATGAGTGGTTAGATAAACAGGATAGGGCACGATATGAGAGTTTATATGAGAAGAATCCAAGACGCGCTCGCATTGTGTGTGATGGTGAGTGGGGCGTGGCTGATGGTCTTGTGTATGAAAACTTCCAAGTGCGTGACTTTGATATCGATGAGATACGTCAAAGGAAAGATGTACAAAGCGCTTTCGGTCTCGATTTTGGTTATACGAACGACCCAACCGCCTTATGTTGCTCATTAGTAGATTTACGAAATGAAACTATTTACGTATTCGATGAGTATTATGAAAAGGGTATGAGTAATAAGAGAATCGCAAAAATGATTGAAGAAAAAGGTTACTCAAAAGAGAAGATTACAGCTGATTCGGCTGAACCAAAAAGTATTGATGAGATTAAATCTCTCGGTATTAGAAGAATTGAAGGAGCACGCAAAGGAAAAGACTCTATCAACAATGGTATTCAATTCATTCAAGGGTTCAAAATCGTAATCCATCCGTCTTGTGTAGAGTTTATTAAAGAGATTAATAACTATATATACGCAACGGATAAGAAAACAGGAAAAAGGCTTAATACGCCAATTGATGATTTTAACCACCTAATGGACGCATGGCGTTACTCAATGGAAAGGTTCATGAAAAAAGGTGGCAAATTGAAGTCAATCAACAAGTCATCACTTGGATTGTAGGGGGTGAAACATTGCTGACATTCGAACAAGCGAGATTGCTATACACTCGTTTCAAAACAGAAGAAAAAGCATTTAAAAGGTTGCAAAAACTTTATGACTATTACGTCGGTGAACATGAAATCATGAAGAAAGCAGAGCGCAAAAGCAATAAAACATATCGTATTGTGCATAACTTCGCTAAATACATCACTACTATTTCCACAGGTTACTTCCTCGGTTCCCCTGTATCGTACGTCTATTCCAAACCCCAATTCGAAAAGGCGTTAAATATCCTCGAAGACAATGACGAAGAAACAGTGAATTACGACAATGCTGTGAATTGTAGTATTTACGGCGTTGCATATGAACTCCAATATTTCGATGAAAAAGGAGAATACAACTTCGTCGATCTAGACCCTCGAAATGTGATCACAATTGACGATGGAAGGGTAAAACCTACCATTACCGATGCAATTGTATTTTCTGAAACGCTTCTAAAAGAGAATGAATACAAGGTGCGTATGGATATCTACGACGATAAGGAACGCGCTACATATGAGTTTATTCACAAAGTAGCGGAAAAGACTGACGTCGACATTCCTTACGAGTTAGTAGAGCGAGTTCCACATGGTTTTGACAAAGTGCCGATCATTAAGTACCGAAACAATAAATTCGAGTTAGGAGATTGGGAAGACTGTGTCGCGTTGATGGATGCATATAACCATGCTGTATCTGGTAATGTGGAGGATTTAGCAGACTTCACAGACGCGTTCTTGAAACTTCGCAATATGGTTGATACGCAACGTGATGATATTCAACGAGCAAAAGATGACAAAGTGTTTCTTCTTGATGAAGATGGAGACGCTGACTGGCTTATCAAGAATGTAAATGACACGTTCGCTCAAAACATCAAGAAAGGCTTGAGATATGATATTCACAAGTTCTCATTCGTACCAGACATGTCGGACGAGTCGTTCGGTAGTAATCTATCCGGAGTAGCGATTAAGTACAAGCTGTTAGCTTTAGAGCAAGTGCGTGGGCAAAAGGCTCGTATGTTTCGAAAGGCGCTCACAGACCGCTTAGACTTCATCAATAGATATGTAGGAATGACGAATAGTGATTTCTTCGATCATCGAGATGTGAAGATTCAATTTGCTCCGAATTTACCTCCAAACTTACTGGAAGAAGCTGACCTGGTACAAAAATTACAGGGAATCTTGCCAGAAGAGGTGCTTTTATCACTTCTATCGTTCATCCAAGACGTGAAGCAAGTTAAGGAAATGAAGAAGAAAGAGGATGAAGAGAAGTTTGAAACGTATGGTTTCGGACAAACAGATCAAGAGGACCAACAAACAAACGAAGTAGCTGATACAAATGCCGACAATTGAGCAGTATTGGATAAAAAGAGCCGAACAACTCGAATCCAATTGGAACAAAGAGGCTAAGAAATTAGAAAAGCGGTTGAAGGCATCATATTTGCGTGCTTACCGCGAAGTGAACAAAGAGACACGGCTTTATCTCACTAAAAAGGGCTTTGATTACAACAAATTAAGCGAGGTTCTGAATAAAGCTGAACGTGAAATGCGCAAAAAGGGATTGACTGACTATCTTGATTATCTAAAAGAGGTAGATTCAGCTATAAAAGATTCTATCGAACAAGAAATTAAGCAACATATCGACCTAGTAAAAGTAACTCGTTTAGATGCCATATCGTCAGAAATGCTTATGAAACTATCAGACCAAGCGATAAAGGATGAAAAAGCTATTCGTAAGCAAATGACTACTGTTTATAATGAAACGCTGTTACAGAGCAAATACGAGTTTCTAAAGCTAGGTATTGAAACGCCTGTTTATGTATTGAATGAAAAAATGATCAAAGAGATTCTCTCTTATCCGTGGAGCGGAGAGAACTTCTCTAATCGTATCTGGAACAACAAGAAGAAGCTGTTACAGGTGCTACGAGAAGAATTGACGCAAGATGTTATCCAAGGGCTTCATGCTGATGAAGTATCCGAGCGATTAGCCAAAAAGATGAATGTGGAAATGAGTCATGCTATTACGCTTGTGCATACAGAGTCGTCTTACTTCTATAACCGAGCTACATTAGATAGTTTTGGTGAGGCTGAAATCGAACAGTACAAGCTACATGTAACATTTGACCATCGTACGTCGCCTAAGTGTCGTTCATTAGACACAAGTAAGGTTTATAACCGTGCTGATGCAAGTGTGGGGTACAACTATCCGCCGTTACATCCACGATGCCGTACATTGCCTATACCGTATTTTGAAGGTGTAAGTGGCCCGAAATATCGTTGGGTGAGAGATAACGCTGGTAAGAGTGTAAAAGTGAACGAACCAGAAATGACTTATAACGAGTATAAGAAACAATTCTTGAAATAGATACTCGTCGTACTTGTGGACGTTAAACACATGGAATCGAAAGCCGACAGGCTATAAATGGAGGTACAGATGAAAGAACTAAAACAAACTAAGTTTCCTCTACGATTAGACTTACAGTTTTTTGCTAGCGAAGACGGAGCTGATACAACAGAGGAACAAGGGCAAGAGCAAGAACAAAATGATCAGACGCAAGAAACAGAAGAGACACAACAAGAAGAAAAAACATTTACGCAAGCCGATGTCGATGCAATTGTTGCTAAAAGAGCAAAACAGGCAGCTAGAAAAGCACGTGAAGAAGCTGAAAAAGAGTTTCAGCGTAAGAATATGAGCGAAGAAGAACGACGTCAACAAGAGTATGAAGAACTCAAAAGAGAAAACGAATCATACAAAGCGAAAGCACGTCGTGCTGAATTAAAAGACCATGCAACAGACATTTTGCGTGAGGCTGGTGTTCCTACCCGCTTTGCTAGTCGTTTAATTGGTGAAGATGAGGAAGCTACAGCGCAAGCGGCAAAAGAATTTATTGAGGTTTGGAACAGTGAGTTGTCAACAGCTGTAAAAGGAAAGTTAGCTGGACAAACACCGAAAACTCCAAAAGTAGAAGAAAAAACACAAGTCGACCCGATCGAAGCATCATTCGATAAGGGTTGGAATGATTAGGAGATGATGTTATATGCCAATTTATTTAACAGAGAAATTCGCTGACAAGATTGACGAACGATTTAGTACAGGTGCCCTAGCGACACCAGGTGTAAACAACGATTATGAGTGGGTTGGAGCGAAAACAATTAAAATCACGAGTGTAAATACAGTTCCGCTTACTGATTACAAACGTGATGGCGCAAGTCGTTTTGGCGAAGCAAAAGAGTTAGAGAACGAATTACAAGAAATGACGTTAACGCAAGACAAGGCGTTCACCTTCACTATCGACAAAATGAATGAAGAAGAAACGAAAATGAAAGCGGGCGAAGCGTTAGCGCGTCAATTACGCGAAGTTGTTATCCCTCACATTGACACTTATCGTTTCGCAAAAATGGCTGAATTAGCTGGCGCAATTGTTGAAGGTAACTTAGATGCTAAAACAGTTTACAACGCTGTTATTACAGCAACAGAGACATTAGATGAAGCAGAAGTTCCAGAAAATCGCGTAATTTTCGCTACACCAGCGGTTATCAAACACTTAAAAGAGTCTGAAGGATATGTAAAGGCTTCAGAACTAGCGCAATCCAAAATTGTATTTAAAGGACAGGTTGCTGAATTAGATGGTATGCCTGTTGTGAAAGTTCCTTCCAAACGCTTAGGCGCAAACTTCATCGTTTGTCATAAATCCGCGACAGTTGCCCCTATTAAACTCGCAGAATACCGCATTCACTTAGACCCTCCTGGTATTTCTGGTTCCCTTGCAGAAGGTCGTTTCTATTTCGATGCATTCGTTCTTAACAACAAGAAAAATGCTATCTATGTCCATAAAAAGAAAGCTGTAACAGAAACAAAATCAGCTTCTAAAGCATCATAAGAGGGCTTGTCCCTCTTCCTCTATAGGAGGTAACACATGATTACTACAAAAGAAAACGTAAAGAAAATCCTTCGTATCAAAAACGATGAGCAAGACGATCTAATTGAATTGTTTATCCCCATGGTAGACTCCTTTATTCGCAGATATACAGGGAATGACTTTGAAAATGGTTATCCAGCAGATTACGAAATTATCGCTATTAGACTGGTAGGATACCACTTATTCTCTACTGACGAGGATAAGCAAGACGGCGTAAAAAGTGAGCGATTAGGTTCACATAACGTGACATATGCCACAGATGAAGAACAATATCCAAAGCACTTGTTAAAAGGGCTTAGAAAGCGACTGAGAACACTATGCGATCCAGAGGAATAACAAGACTCATTAAAAAATTCGGTATTGATGTCACAGTTTATCGAAAAGAAAAAAGTTCTGGACCATATAACCGTGGTAAGTATAAAAAAGAATCTTCACTCAAAGGTATTGTTGATGAGACTTTGCAAGGCGGAGATGTCGGTATGTCTTACCAAAAAGTTACTGATGACATTAACGCTGTCTTGTATTGCTTTCCTACTGATATTCGTAAAGGCGACGTGATTGTAGCGAAAAATAAGTATTACAACGTTAAAAAGGCAGCTAATCCGATGAGTGCCGATGATCATCTTGAGGTAGCACTGGAAGAAACGGAGATTAAACCTGATGAGTTGGCGGTATGAATCTAAAATCGAACAGGCTATCAAAAAGATGCAGGCGGCTGAAAGAATAGCCGTTAAACGTGGTTCCGAGTATGTCAAAGGGAATGCCGTTACTTATTCAAGAAAACGAAGTGGGGATACAGCTAGGGGATTTGAAACCAAAGTCGCTATGGAAGGGAACATTCCTAAAGGTGTTATCTATAACAACAAGGATAATGCAATTTACGAAGAATTTGGTACAGGTATTTATGCTGAAAAAGGCGGCAGAAAAACGCCTTGGGTTTACAAGGATAAGCGTACAGGAAAGTTTTATCGAACTCGAGGGAAAAAGGGCACGAAAGCATTTCGTAACGCTGGCGAGAATCATAAGTCCGAAACAGCGCGCATTATGATATCCGCTATGAAAGGCGGGATGAAATGACAGATTTAATTGAATATGTGGACAAGTTCCTTAAGGATATTTTTGAACCTTACGAAGCTGATGTCTATTATCAAGAAGCTGACAAGGAAGTTATAAAACTACCTTATGTTGTTTACGATAGTCAATCCGATGCTATATCAAGAGTAAGAGAAGATTTTGTATTTACTGTTCATATTTGGGGACATGAAGCAGATATTCTCATTCAAGATGAAGCATCTCAGAAGATAAAAGATTATATCAAAGACGGAACCTTGAAAACCCAATGCGCACCGATGACAATTGCGGTAGATTTCATAGGACGTTCTGATGTTCCAGTGGAAGATCAGCAGATTCGAGTGAAAGAGGTTCGTTTTAGAGTTAGATATTATGACATGTAAGAAAGGTGGAGTTGCATATGGCAGCACCAAGACCAAATCCTTATGCCCTTGTATTGGGTGAGGGAGCAATTATTATGAACTTCGGTATTAAAGGGAAAGAAGTACCATTAGGAGCGTTAAAAGGCGGCGGTTCATTCACTTATGAACCAGAGTTTAAAGCTGTAGAGTATAACGGTTCAAAAGGTGACACAAAAGGCTTTAAACGTATTATTTCATCTAAGACACAGATGAAAACAGGTGGATTACTTGAATTTTTTGATCCAAAAAAAGTGGTTAATTTCTTTCCTGGTGCAGAAGTATCAGAAGTGAAAAAGACTGTGGATGGTAAAGAAAAAACATACTCAGTTATTACTTCACGCGAAAAAGTAACAATGGATTCTTATTTAGAAAACATCGCCTTTGTTGGTGAAACAGCAGATGGGCGAGATGTAATCATCATTGTCCTTAACGCTTTAAATGACAGTTCAATCGAAGCGGCGTTTGAAGGTGGAGAGGAAATGGCGCCAGAAGCAACATTTACTGGCCATCGTGATCCTTGTGATTTGGATAAAGCGCCGTTCGAAATTTGGATTGAAGGCGGCGGAAAAGAGTTCGTTTGTGATTTACCACCGGAAGCGGCAGCGAAAGTTAACGCATTAGAAAAGAAATAGATAGGGGTTTCCCTTTCTATTTTCTTACAAAAGGAGACAGATAACATGGCTATTCAAGTAGATACAGAAATTAGAACTATGCGTAAATTAGGCTTTTCAGATACATTTGCTTTTTCTCGTATTCTTAAGAAGATGGAAATTAAAGATGAAGTCACTTCATTTTTCCGTAAAGGAATGGAAGTATCACAAAAAGCACAAGCATTAATCGACAAACATGGCGCGGATAATATTCCGGAAGATCAAGAAAAAGAAGTCGTAACAGAGCAAATTAGTCTCGGTACTGAATTTTTCTATACAGTTCTAGTGAATTTAGGTGAAGCTGAAACAGAGTTTTACAAGTGGTTAGGCGATTTATACGGAGTAAATCCAGGTGAAGTAAAACAATATGCGGATTTACAGAATGTTATTGAAGATATTAAAGAAAACGAAGGGTTACCGGGTTTTTTGAATGGGCTCAAAGCTGTGATGAAATTAATGAGATAGACTTCATCGACACTTTAGCCTCAAGGTATAACGATATGTCCTATATCTCATCTTTATCAATCCACGAGGTTTTCTCTCTTTATTACAAGGCCAAGGAAAAACAAATGGAAGAAAGACGTTTTCAAACTTGGTTACACCACATTCCTATTATGGCTCTCAATGGAAAGATGATTCCATATGAAGAAGCTTTCTCCATAAGCTCTCAAAAACAACAACGTCGTATGACAGAAGAAGACAAGGATAGAATCCTCAAGCGTGCGGCGGATATATCAAATAGATTTAAAGAAATGCGTGGTGATTAACGCATATGGAAGTATTTAAAATGTTTGGCTCAGTCTTTCTTCGAGATGAGAAAGCGCGGAAAGGTTTAAAAGATTTAGATTCTCATGCAGCTAAGACCTCAAAAGGCATGGGAGACAAGTTCGGCAGTTTAGGTGGTGTGTTCGGCAAGTTAGGTGTCTCCATCAGTGGTACTGTTGCATCTATGGTAGCTATGACTGGTGCGGTAGTAGGTGTTGGAGCGGCGATTGCGGGTGCAGTTAGCGTTGGAATGGACTACACTAAGCAAATGTCTAAAGTAGAAGCACTTTCGGGGTCTACAGGTTTACAAATGGCAGAACTCGGCGCTAATGCTCGGAAACTGGGAGCTGAAACGAGATGGTCAGCAACGAATGTTGCCGAAGCATATGAATATATGGCGTTGGCTGGTTGGGATTCTAACCAAATGATTGCAGCAAGTAAACCGTTGTTGGACCTTGCAACAGCGGGAGCTTTAGATTTAGCGAAAGCATCTGACATTGTTACTGATACAATGACACCTTTCGGTATGGCTGCTGAAGAAGCTGGACGTGCGGCCGATGTATTCGCTGTGGCACAGTCAAGCGCCAACCTTAATGTTGAGCAATTAGGAGAAACAATGAAATATGCGGCGCCTCAAGCTGCAACATTTGGTATGGATTTAGAGCAAACTTCAGCAATTGCAATGATTTTCGCTAACTCTGGTATAAAAGCTAGTATGGCAGGTACGGCATTACGAGCAGGTCTTTCGCGTCTAGCCGCACCACCAAAGGCAGCGGCAAAGGCGTTAGACGAAATGGGTGTATCTGTTAAAAACGCAGATGGAACACTACGTCCGATGAGAGATATCATCGCTGATATGGCGCCTAAATTCAATAATATGGCGAACGCACAACAAATCGCAGCAGCAAAGGCTATTTTTGGTGAAGAAGCTTATGCCGGATGGGTACAAGTATTAAAAGGTGGGGTCGATCAATTCGACGACTTCACTGAAAAGTTATATACATCAGAAGGTGCAGCGTCTGTTATGGCTGATGTTATGGCGAACAACTTATCTGGTGCAGTAGATGGAGTAAAATCACGAGCGGAAAACCTTGGCTTAGTTATTTTTTCACATTTAGAACCTGCGTTGGTTGGTGCTACAAATGGTACAAATAGTTTGATTAAGTCATTTACAGATTTTCTTGATCCTTCTGGTAGAGCGGTTGAAGCTGCTAAATTAATGCAATCAGAGGAACAGAAGTTGGCTCAAACAAAAGCTATTTTACAAAATAAAGTTGCTCAAGGGAAAATGAGTCAAGAAGAAATGAACGCCGAGTATGCTAAAGCACAAGAGCAAATGCAAAAGAATCTTACTGTAGAAGGTATGATGGCTCAAAAGAAAGAGGAGCTTAAATCAAAAGTTGAAGAAGGTAAGATAAGCCAAGAACAAGCTAATAAAATTCTTGAACAATCAGAAGTTGAATATCAAAAACTTGCTAATGGCATTGAACAAACAAAAAGTCGTCAAGAAGCATTTAACGCAGCATTAGCGCCCTTACGGGAAGGTGTTCAATGGATTTCTGAAGTTACAGAGGCAATTGGCTTAATGTGGCAAGCGGCGCAAGGAGATCAAACAGCAAATGTAGAAGGCTCAAACCTTCTTACTAAATTAGGGTTTTCACCAGAAGCTGTTATATGGGTACGCGAAACGGTAGCGGAAGTTCAAAACGGAATTGCTCTCATACAATCTTTAGTATCTGGAGACTGGGGAGCAGCGACTAATATTATGGATAAATTAGGGATGTCTCCAGAGAAGAAAACGGAAATTATATCTTTTGCCCAAGATGTTCACGCTGAAATAAGTAACTTCATAACAAATGTACAATCATTAATCTCAGCAGCATCACCTGTGATTATGGGTATTATTGGTGCCACATGGGACTTTATAAAAGGGATTTTTGAGACGATAGCCCCTTATTTAATGCCTCTTCTAACTGATGTCCTCAATTTTGTGAATGGAATCATAGAACAGATAGCTTCATTTTGGAAAGAAAATGGAGAACAGATTGTACAAGCTGTTCAAAACGCATTTTCTATTATCCAATCTATTATTTCTGTTGTAATGCCAGTGATAACCGCGATTGTAAAATCCGCTTGGGATGCCATTAAGGATATTATCCAAGGCGGCGTCAATATCATTATGGGGATTATCAAATTTTTTGCCTCATTACTGACAGGTGATTTTCGCGGAATGTGGGATGCAGCTAAACAAATCTTTAGCGGAGCGATCCAGTTTATCTGGGGGCTGATCAATCTATCATTTGTGACCAAAATCCTTGGTGCAGCTAAGAGTTTAGCAGTTTCGTTCGGTAGTGCGATAAGAGGTATGTGGACAACAGTTGTTAATTACTTCAAAGAATTTATTGAGCATCCCGTTTCTTTAGTAGTACGTATGGCTACTGATATCGGATCAGCTGCATTAAAAATAACAAAAAAATTAGTTGACCCAATTAAAAATGCATGGGATGGCATCAAAGGTTGGTTAAAAACAATCAAAGATGGTGTTGTGAATATGTTCAAGGGTATTCACATTCCTGTTCCTAAAGTAAGTGTTAATGGGTCGTTAAATCCGATGAACTGGGTTAGTGAAGGGTTACCGTCGTTCAGTATTAAATGGGCAGCGCAAGGCGCGCTTGTTAAACCTGGTATGCCAACCGTAATCGGTGTCGGCGACGCGAAAGGATACGACGAGGCAGTTCTACCTTTGAGAGATAGTACACTTGGACGTATTGGACAAGAAATTGCTCAAACGATGCCACAAACGACTTATAAACAATCTTATGATAGACCAATCGAACTGGTTGTTAATCTTGACAAGCGAGAAATTGCTAGAGAAATCTATACCGATGTACAAAAATTTAGTCAACAACAAGAAGATATACGTAATGCGTTTTAGGCAGGTGATAGAATGACATGTGATTTAAGTTTCTTTAGTTTTAATGGAAAAAGACATGATAAAGTAATTCCATTGCAGGGAGTTAAGCGCCCTGCATGGGCTCCTTTGGAGCGAACATTCCTCGAAGTCCCTCATTATCCCGGAGGTCGTTTAATACGAACTCAGACCAAAATGCGAAAGGTGCTAGTACCCGTCGACCTACTCTATGATTCTTTAGAAGAAGCTGAGAAGTTAAAGGAAGAAATAGCTGATTGGCTCATTACCGACCAACCCCAAGAACTAATCTTCGACGATGAAAAAGACCGCACTTACCTCGCGGTCATTGATGAATCGTTTGACCTCGACCAACTAATGAACCTCGGCGAAGGAACCCTCACTTTTGTCTGTTCAATGCCCTACAAATTGGGGAGGGCACAGACTCACGAGTTCGAACGAACCTGGACAACAGAAATAACGTCACGCTTCAAGAACAAAGGTAGCGTAGAAGCGCCGGCATTAATTAAAGTTGATATAGAAAATCCAAGCACTTTTTTAGACGTTTGGTATGGTTCGTATCCCAATGATCGTAATTATTTTCGAATTGGTTATCCCCTCACTGTAGAAGAAAAAACAGTACAAGAACGCGAACGCGTTATGTGGGATGAAATGTCTACTACAGTAGGCTGGACTCCTGTAAGCCAGTTTGATGATATGAAGGGGACAGGCTCTTTCAAAGTACGGGATGGTTACGCGCTTTATTGTGAAGATTACGGACAAGAACGAGGATTCCACGGTGCCATCGCCAAGAAGAATATTCCTGTTGGACCGTTGCAAGACTTTGAGATGGAAGCATGGGTGCGTCTGAAATCGACGAATATTGGACAAATGGGGCGTGTGGAAGTGCTTCTTTTAGATGAAGCAAGCAACATTGTTACACGGATTAACATGAACGACCTTTATTGGGATGCTGAACTGACAAAAGCACATGCGAAGGTTGGAAATGTAGGGACACCAGGTAGTTTACGTAAGTTAGTCGATACAAGCGGCGCTCACCCGAACACATTTAACCAATTTTATGGTCGTCTCAGAATAGCTAGACGAGGAAACGAATGGTCTGTATATGTTGCTAGATTCCGAGATGGAACGGAGATTGACGACGCTTCTCTTGTGGAGCGTTGGATTGATGAGAGTGGAAATCCAATGACAGACAGGAAGATTGCTCAAGTCATGATTGCAATCATGGCATGGGATATAAATGATCCAGTTTCTGTCATGCAGATTGACGATTTAAAGATTTGGAAAGTGAATAAAGTACCTAAAAATACAAAGCCTTACATTTTTGATAAAGGCGATAAAGTGGTTATCGATACTGAGCGAAGCCTTGTAACGATTAATGGTAAAGATGCGATAAATATCAAAGACATTTTCAGTGATTTTCCAGTTGTGATACGTGGTGATAACAGGGTTGATATTATGCCGGGAGATGTAGGCGCAGCAACGATTAGCTTTAGGGAGCGATACAGATAATGAAGATGAACGGAATTTTACATGTCGTAGACTTTAAAACCGAACAAATTGTAGCAGCTATTCAAGCGAAAGATTACTGGGATGATATGCGGCACTGGGAACTCAAAAATAATATCGATACGCTAGAATTCACTACATTCGACGGAACAGAACAAGCGGTAACTTTACAACAACAAAATCTAGTGTTGAAGCAAGTCCGAGACGGCCGTATTGTTCCATATGTTATTTCGAATGAAGTTGAAAAAGACTCGAAAGACAGGTCTGTTACTGTGCATGCAGCGGGCGCATGGGTCTTGTTGGCGAAGGCTGGAATTATTAGACCGCAACGAATCGAATCGAAAGCACTTAATGAATTTGTCGATATGGCACTAGCGGGAACGAAGTGGAAACGCGGTAAAACGGAATACGCGGGCTTCCATACGATGACCATTGACGAGTTTATCGACCCTCTTACATTTTTAAAGAAAATAGCTTCTTTATTTGAGGTAGAAATCCAGTATCGTGTGGAAGTAGTTGGCTCTCAAGTAGTCGGCTGGTATGTCGACATGGTCAAAAAACGTGGTCGCGAAACAGGTAAAGAAGTAACGCTCGGCAAAGACTTAGTTGGCGTGAGACGTATTGAGCATTCACGGGATATTTGTACAGCTTTAGTTGGTTTTGTACGCGGTGAAGGCGATGAACTTATAACGATTGAATCTATAAATAACGGGATTCCTTACATTACTGACTCTGACGCTTTTCAGCGTTGGAGCGAGAATGGACAACATAAATTCGGATTCTACACACCGGAAACAGAAGAACAAAATATGACCCCGCAACGTCTTTTAACTCTTATGAATACAGAGTTAAAAAAACGTGTAAATGCGTCTGTTTCATATGAAGTTGAAGCGGCGGATATTTCGAAAGTATTCGGGTTGTCGCATGAGGAAATCAATGAAGGCGATACAATTCGAATTAAGGACACGGGATTTACACCGAAACTTTATTTAGAAGCAAGAGCGATTGCTGCTGATGAATCATTCACAGACCCTACGAAAAACAAATACACGTTCGGTGACTACCGCGAGATTGTGGACCCGAACGAAGAGTTACGAAAAATGTACAATAGAATCCTTTCTACATTAGGAAGTAAAGCGAACAAAGAACTATTAGAACAGTTAGAAAAGCTCGTACAAGAAACCGATGAGAAAGTTGAAATTGTACAAAAAGAATCCGAGGCGGCGAAACAGTTAGCGGAGAAGGTGCAAGAGAATCTAAAAAACTATCAAACAACGATTATTGAAAGTGTAAATCCGCCGACAACAGGGTTAGAAGATGGCAAAACGTTATGGTTAGACATATCAAACGGTAAGCCCGGTATTCTCAAACTGTGGAAGAATGGTGACTGGGAACCGGTTGTTCCGGACGTCGAATCAGTGAAGCAAGAAACGCTTGAGCAAGTGAATAAAGATATTGAATCTACAAAAAAAGAGCTAGATAAAAAAGTACAAGCTGTTCAGAATGAAGCGACAGGACAGTATAACGAAGTAAAAGAAAGTCTTGAGGGTGTTAGTAGAACGATATCTAATGTAAAAAACGAACAAGGTAACATTAGTAAGAAAGTAACGCAAATCGAGCAAACCGCTGATGGATTCAAAACTTCTATTGAAGAGTTAAACAAGAAGGATAATGAAATTAGCAATAAACTAAATACAGTTGAGTCCACTGTGGAAGGAACGAAGCAGACTATTGCTAATATCCAGTCCACAACAGACGGACTTACAAAGACGACAAATGAGATTAAGCAAACTGCTACTTCTAATACACAATTAATTAGTCAAGTCACAAATCGCTTAGATAACTTAAAGGTAGGTGGACGCAACTTACTTTTAAATTCTACGTTTGAAAATGGAATGGCTAACTGGACAGTAGTAGCAAACGTATCAGTTGATACAACTGTAAAATATAAAGGTTTCAATACATTAAAATCTGACCAACGAGGCGAAACAACTTTTCGTTATCGCGGGGCAGAGCAAAAGAATGTACCTTTTACAATCGGAGAACCTTACACAGCTTCCTTCTATGTAATGACGGATGATATCAATACATTTGATAATATTCTTCGAATTGAGATTATTTGCGAAAGAGACGACAACACCAGCACAGCAATATTTCGTACCGATATTGATATTAAAAATTTAGGAAATAATAACTGGGGCAGATACAGTGCTACAGGTATTATTCCTAAAGAAACAACTAAAGTACGTGTTGCTTGTCGTGTGTTTAAAAATGGGCGTGTATGGATTGCCTTGCCGCAATTCGAAGAAGGCAACATTATGACGGACTGGCGTCGCGCTGATAAAGACCAAGTTTCTACTGTAGATTTCACCAAAAAAACAACAGAAATAGAAACAAGCGTAAATGGCATCAAAGAAACCATAACAAAAGTAGAAAACACGCAAACTTCGTTTGATAAACGGGTAACAAATGTTGAAAAGACCTCGGATGTTATCAATCAAAGTGTATCTAAACTTCAAGAAACGCAAACACAGCAAGGAAAAGCGATATCCGAAGCACAGGCGATAATCAAACAACATTCTGATGAACTTGCGTTGTCGGTAAAAATGAAAGATGTCGAGGATTATGTGGGTGGCATTGGGGCAACAAATGAACTTCTTAATACTCGTTTCAAACAGGGGACAAAGTATTTTTATAGTGCGGTGCCGATTTCTGTCGATGCAAACGAAACGCATAAAGGCGATTCGTCTTTAAAGTTATCTGTTAGCGGTAATACGGATAATGCATTTCGTAACATAACATCTATGAGAGTTCCTGTTACTCCTGGTGAAAATGTAGTTGTATCGGCGTATTTTAAAGTCAAAGATTGGACAGAACATGAAAAGAAAATGATACGTATGGTCGCCATCTTTTGGAAAAAAGATGGGACTCAATTTACAGCTGGGGTCAATGATTTTACTTTTCCAGCTGATACATGGGTGAGACAAGAATTTACTAAAGTAGCTCCCGCTGAAGCTGTTGAAGTTGCCCTTAGAGCTTATGTGATTCGTAACGGTACTTTTTGGATGGCTCACCCGATGCTGCAAAAAGCGGTGAGAGCAAGTTCTTATATTGAAAATCCAGCAGATATGGTCGACAAAGATAAAATCATGGAAGAGTTGGCTGACAAAGTAGCAACTGAACAATATACCAAAAAAGTAACAGAATTAGAAAGAAAGATTTCAGCGAATGAAAAAGGCGTTGAAATTATATCTGAAAAACACGAAACCTTTTTGAATGATACTTTCGACGCTTATGTCAAAGAAGTGGGGTCTAAGTTACAAGTATTAGACGAGGGCATTCTAGCTCAAGTGAAAAAAGGTAATATTATCGCAGCTATCAATATGTCAGCAGAGAAGATAACAATTGATGTAGCAAAATTAGCAATTAATGCAGACACAATGGTCAAATGGTTAACTGCAAAAGGTATCGATACGAATCTCATTCGAATCAGTGGCGATAAGATACTCATCGACAAAAACGGTGTAACGATTAAAATGCTAGATTTCCTTTTCGAAGATGAACGAGGACTAAAAACAACGGTACAAGCCAAACGAAACCTTGTTATTGACCATGATTTTTCAAGTGTTCCTAAGCAGGTTATGCCAGGTAACACAGCATTTTCATGGTTCGAAACAGGACGATTTTGGAGGAAAAACGGTTCTGTTGTAATCGAAAATGACACGCTGGCATTTAGCTATGAGCGAATGGTGAATGCGACTCGGGTAGACAAAAACAGCTATGTTGAAACTACGGTGAAAAATGGAGTTCATCCGGTGAACATCTATACCGTATCAGCGCACTTTCGTGCAGCGACAATCAATAATCAGCGTGTTACAGCCAAACCTGTGATTCAAATTTTATATGTAAAGTACGATGACAATGTCCACTATACGACGTGGTACGAAGTAAGTAAGTCTTTTGACGCTCCTAGTACCTTTTACGGCGATATACAAAGACGAGCGTTCACGATTACGATACCAGCAAGTTACAAACCGACCGAACACGCTGTAATCATTCGCCTGAAATCGGAAGGTGACATTGGTCAAGGAACGGCTGTATGCGTGTCTGGTGTGGAGATGGTGACAGGGAAATATCCTTCTATGTATAGTTGGCAAGCGCAAAGCGGTAGTGTATATGGTGGCATTATGCCAATCGATGGATTAGAATTTGGCGATAGTCAAGGTACAATCAATGTTGCCCAAGATAGAAAAACGTTTGACATAGGCGGAACTTTAGAGACGAAGTTTCACAATAACATCAGAGCAACGCAAGGTGTAAATCTTGGCGGAAATGAGTTTCAAGGTTGGGGACATGTTCGCTTCACAGATGGAAATCAAGGGATTGGATTTTACGTCCACAATTCAAATGGTTGGTTTTTTAATAGATTAGGATAGGAGTGATCGTTGTGGAAGGCGATACGAACATTACTTTCCCCTTTCCTTTACAAGAAGGAGAAGGAATGCCCTTTATGGGCAGAGTTGTAGATTTAGAGAGAACGGAAAACGGAATTACTGTACAAATTCCATTCGACATGCTAGATAACGCAGGGTTAGAAATGGGTACAAATAAAGTCGAAGTGTGGAGGGAAGTACATGACGGAACGATTTGCATTCGAGTGGCTACTATTTGTGATATCTGCAAAAAGGGCGCTCGTTTATACGAGCTAGATTTAGGGTTTGTTAAGCGAATGGTATGCGCGGAAGACTATAAAAAAATTGTAGGAGAGTATCCAAAAGAAAATGAAGATACAGAACAGGCGGAGTAGGAGGCAAATAATTGGAGCGTATCGATGTATTACTAAAAACATTTATTGCTACTTTTGGTGGCTTTTGCGGTTATTTCTTAGGAGGATGGGATACAACATTGAAAGTTTTAGTGATTATGGCAGCTATTGATTACCTCACAGGAGTAATCGCAGCAGGGTATAACGGGCAATTAAAAAGCAAAGTTGGTTTCAAAGGCATCGCTAAAAAAGTGGTTCTTTTTCTTTTGGTTGGAGTGGCAGCTCAATTAGATTCTACATTTGGTAGCAATAGTGCTATCCGTGAAGCAACAATCTTTTTCTTTATTGGAAACGAGCTATTATCACTTTTAGAAAATGCTGGACGAATGGGGATTCCCCTTCCACAAGCATTAACAAATGCAGTTGAAATTTTAAGTAATAAGAGCAATAAGACAAGCTCTGAATATGATAATAAAAAAGGAGATGTTGAGTAATGGGACACATTGTAGATATTTCAAAATGGAATGGTGACATTAACTGGCCTATAGCAAAGCAATACATTGATTTCATCATCGCTCGTGTACAAGATGGTTCAAATTATGTAGATCCATTGTATAAAGGATATGTACAAGCCATGAAGCAACATGGTATTCCTTTTGGTAACTATGCATTCTGTCGTTTCGTTTCTGAAAATGATGCAAGAATAGAAGCGCGTGACTTCTGGAACCGTGGAGATAAGAGCGCGACAGTATGGGTTGCGGATGTTGAAGTGAAAACAATGAATGATATGAGAGCGGGCACACAAGCATTTATTGATGAACTACGCCGATTAGGTGCTCAGAAAGTTGGTTTATACGTTGGTCATCATATGTATGCTCCGTTTGGTATGGCAAATGTAAAATCTGACTTTGTTTGGATTCCTCGTTATGGCGGTAACAAACCTGCATATGAGTGCGATATTTGGCAATACACAGAGACAGGGCACGTGCCTGGTATTGGTAAATGCGATTTAAATAAATTAATCGGAAATAAATCGCTGGCTTGGTTTACAAATCAAACTGTTGAAAAACAAGAAGGAGTGGGGATTAAAGTGGATAAATTTAATAAAGTCGTATCGTATGAATTTGGTACAGCATTAGTGCCGGAAATGTTAGGGATGATGGATGCTCTTGGTTATGAATCTCGTATCATCTCTTATGGAGATAAACAAGGGTTAGTTAGATTTGAAACAGCATACCGCCAAGGGAATGAACTAGATCGAGCAACAGCGTGGTTAGATGCTAAAGGTATTGATTACGTCTATACACAAGAATAGTTTGATTAACAAAAATAAGAGCCGTCCTGTTGGGCGGCTTCTTTTTTATGGCTTTTTATTGTCCTAAGCCATTATTACCTCTTTTTTTTGAGATGTTTCGAATTGAAAACGATGTTTAATAGTTGAATTGATTTGTTTTGTTCTATCCAAAAATGACTTTTACTATAGTTAATTAGTTCTAATGGTCTTGTTGTTGGACGAATTTTCGCTGCGGGAGTGAGAGGTGTACCAAGATACTCTTTAAAAAACATGGAATCATCTAAGTATTTAATGGGACAGTTCCTATGGGATCCTATTTGACTTTGATTCGGTAGTCTAAATCTAGTTACAATATCATTTTTGTCTAGCCATTGTAATGTGTTACTAAGGATAGTTATAGCTACAGGCTCAATGTAATCTAAATTTGTAAAATCAAGAGTAATTTCTTGTTCTACTGGTTGTCCATCTGAGATTACTCGACCTAAAAAATTATACATGGTGTTTCGGGTAAAACGGAATGGTAATTCAATATTCAATTTTAAAAGCCCCCGTACTTGATTAATATTTGCTAAAAATACAAAAAAACCTGTAACTTTTTGTATTTTTTCTAAAGTAGTTCCAGTTTGTAATATTATAATACCAAAAGAAATAGGAGATTTTTGTCGAATATTGTCAGATGCACACAA